GATGGTAGTCAAATATTTGAACAAGACGATGAAGTAGGAAATGTTTTTAAACAATTGGTTGAATGCACGGATTTATTATATGCATTCGTTACGGAGATACGTGATGGTAACAACGAGGAAGAAGAACGATAAGGTCTATTTCACAGAAGAAACTGAAAAGGCAATAATCGCATACAACAAATCTGAAGATTTGGATGAACGAGAACAAATATTTAGAAGTAAAATTCAAGGACCGCTTGATAAGCTAGCAGAAAATGTTATCAATCGGTTCAAATTTCCGTATATGGAGGGTACCTTCGATGAAATTAAAGCGCAGGTAGTCTCCTTTCTGGTTATTAATCTTCATAAATTTACAGAGGATAAGGGGAAAGCATTCTCTTACTTTAGTGTCATAGCTAAAAATTATCTTATATTACATAATAATAACTCATATAAAGAAGAAAAGCGGGTACTATACTTTTCAGACCAAACAGAAGATTCGTTTACTTTGGAAGAAATGTTAATTGTGGAACCAGAAACTAAGGATTCTACGGTAGATATGCGAGAATTCTTAAAATTATTGGTGGAGTATTGGGAGTTTAACCTTGACCGATTCTTTAAGAAGAAACGAGATAAGGAAATTGCAGCAGCTATAGTTAAGCTTATTGAACGAATTGACAACATCGATAATTTCAACAAAAAGGCTCTGTACTTAATGGTCAGAGAAATGACCAGTTATAAGACATCCCATATTACGAAGGTCATCAATAAGATGCGACCTCAGATTTTGAAGATGCTTAGTGAATTCAGACGTAATGGACATCTTTCGGACCCCACCACATATTTCTCGTATAAAAAGTAATTCCTATCTATTTATATTATAGGATTTTAGGGGGTCTTTATGGATATTAATTCCGAGCTGTACGATGGGAAAAGTCTAGCCGACATTTTCTCAGAAATTCACAAAAATACTGACAGTAAACGGGCACAAATCAACTCGTTTATTATGAAAATGGTCCAACTCATCCGCACTCCAGAAGACGCGGCTGTGATTGGACCAATTGTGCAGGGATTCTTGGAAGTGAACGTCAAAAACGACGAACACTTGGTTCGTGTTGCTCAAATTGCACAACGGATTGTATCGGTTGGTGTAAAGTCTAATGCGTCATTAGATGGACTACTATCAGAGTCAGAAAAGGAAGCATTACTTAAAGATATTACAACAGAAATCCAAGACCTTCAAGAAGAAGTAAAAGACTTGGATGATGTATTCGCTGAGAAATCCTAATGTCGGGATTATACGGTGCACTACCAATTGGATTGGACGTAAACCAGTTAGGTGCTGGTGCCAATCCACGGTTGTCCATAACACAACCATCTCCGTATCTTAGTGCGCTTGTAGAAGATGTCATTTTAAATGAAGAACATCCAAATTATAATGATGAAGGAAGTAACTGTGGAGATGTAAGGGTTAGAGTTTTACCAAGAGACAGAAATGTACCTGTAGAACAGTTAAACTGGGCATCTCCTATTGATTCTAGTGTGGAAGATTATCCACTAAAACATGAAACGGTATTAGTATATTTTGCATTAGGACGATTATTTTACACAAGAAGAATTAATTCTACAAAAAAAGTAGGAGATTCTACCTGGCCGGGACTAAGTTCTGTAATGGGACCACAAGTGTCTGGACGGCAACAAAGCGAAGCGATGTTATTGGCAGCCGAGGGGATAACTCCGTATGAATTAAATAATACTACGGGTAATCAAATAGTAACAAATGTACCTAATCAAAATCCAAATGCTATAAGACTTCGTGCATGTGAGGGAGACACCATAATATATGGTAGATATGGGAATACCATTCGTATGGGGTCAAACCTATTTACACAAAATGAAGAAGAAAGTCAGTATCCAGAACCAAATATAATATTAACAGCCGGGGCACATACACCTGCGGAAGTATCCACCGATGTAAAAAATATGCCACGGTCTATCTATTCGACAATGTACGAAAACATTAATGCGGATAGTAGTTGTATATGGATGCTAGCTAATCAAAATGTCAAGTTTGTGCCAGCTACCGCAGGTAGTCAGTCGCATTTGTTGTCATCAAAAGTAGAAAATACTGGATATACTGGAGCGCAAATATTTATTAATTCTAATAGAGTAGTATTGAATAGTAAAGTCAATGAAATTGCTCTATTTTCTAGACAAGAAATCAACTTAAGTTCAATAAAATCAATAACATTGGACACCGAAGATTCCGTTGTGATGACGGCAAATAATGAAATTACATTAGATGCTGCTGGGGATATCTTCATACGTGGTGATACGATATCATTTAAAGCTAACAAAGATTTGGCTTACAAGACCTCAGGAAACTACTCAATTACTGGACAAAAGATATTTATAGGTTCATACGGTGACACAACACAACCAATGGTTTTGGGTACAAAATTAGCTGTATTCTTACAACAACTGATTTCAGCATTAGCTACAAATATACCAGGGTTTTCTAATGTCGGTACGGCTCCAGCAGCTGCCGCCGCATTAACACCAATTTTATTGGATTTACAAACGTCTTTAACCAATCCGTTAGCTGCACCATTCAATAGTAAGGACAATTTTACTTCTGAAAGAAATACTGTATGACCAATATACCTTCAAATCTATTAAGTTCAACAAATCAAGTAAATCAAATAACTGGTCAAGCTCAAGCTGTTATTTCACAAGTACAAAGCATATCAGCGGGAGCACAAGCTAGATTATCACTGATAGAAAGTGCCATACCCGATAGTTTATTCACCGTTCCTACAGCGTCCATTTCTCTAAACACATTAGATACACCTACGTTTGAAGAAATAGAATCAAAAATAAAAAGTACAGTTGATGCGTTCACAGAACGTGTAAATGATGGAATACCTGAATTACCTAATATAACATTTAGTGGATTGCTCGGAACCGCACTAAACCAACTTCCACAAAAAATAGAATTACCTAACTTAGCAGAAATAAAAGAAGTGGTTTATAATAAGTTAAAAGCGTTACGACAACAAAAACGAGCAGCAATTGTTCAATCACAAATAGAAACAGCAAGATTAGAGCAAACTCCGTTTACAGCACGACAAAATGTAAAAAACGCTAAGAATCAACAGATACTCAACCAAGTAAGAGGATTGTATGGATAAAACATTATTGAAAGCGTATATTCGCACAATTGTGGAAGAAGAAGTTAAGAGACTCCTCCCAGAAATGCTAGCGGAAGCCGTGGCTGAAGTTAAGTCATTACAAGAAACTACACAAAAGCCAGCAGCTGCTTCTAAGCCAAAGTTTTCAAGAGCTCAATTAGCTGAAATGATGGGATTGGAACGTCACGGTGATACCATAGTAGCTACTACTAAGAACGTGGCACCAGTGATGCCAAAAATTCCAGCAGGATATACTGAAGATAATCCTGCGGTTCAAGCTATCAACAAAGATTATTCTGCAATAATGAAGGCAATGAAGTTGGTCTAATTGGAGATTTAAATGGCTCAAAAGTATATCGGCATCACCCTTCCACTTCAATTAGGTAACACGGGATATTTTGCTCAATCAATTTCTATATTTGAGCAAGTCAAGTCAAATTTTAAAAATTTGATGATGACCCGTAAAGGGGAAAGACTGATGCAACCAGAATTTGGAACAGATCTTCATAATATCGTGTTCAATCAAATAACTGATGAAACACTAGATAATATGAAATTATCAGTTTCAGCGGCGGTAGAACGGTGGATGCCATTTTTAGAAGTTGTAGAAATAACAGCAAATTCTCCAACGGATAGTGATTATAATAAAGTTCTTTTAAAAGTAGATTATAGATTTCGAAGTAACCCTAATGTAACTGATTCTATAACGGTTCCTGTATAATAACTTGGAGTAATTAATGGCAACGAACCAACGATTAGTAATACAACCACGACCAAATGTTAAGCAGATAAATTATTCTGCTAAAACTTTCGGTGACTTTAGACAAAATTTCATAGATTTTGCTAAAGCATATTTTCCCAATACGTACTCCGACTTTAATGAAGCTTCTCCTGGTATGATGTTCATTGAAATGGCATCATATCTTGGAGATGTGTTGTCATTTTATATTGATAATTCGTTTAAAGAAAATCTGTTAGCATATACTGAACAAGAACAAAATATTATAACTATATCCCAATTTTTAGGATATAAGCCAAAGTTAATATCACCAGCTACAGTGTCGGCTAAATTATATCAAGTAGCACCGGCTGTATTGAAGGGGTCACAATATGTACCTGACCCATTACATCTCTTAAAGATAGGGCGAGGATCTACGTTCTCAACAAATTCTAGAGTCTCTGTGACATTTAGACTTTTAGACGATGTGGATTTTTCCGACATCACAGAAGCAAACTACATCGTCAATCGGTCTGATGGAGTGAATCCTATAGACTTTTTAATTACTAAGGATGTCACATTAATAGCAGCAGAAGAAAAGACCACCACGTTTACATTCGGGTCAGCTGAAAAGTTTTCTACGATTACTTTACCTGATGAAAATATTATCGGAGTAGAAAGTGTAACCGATTCTAGTGGTAACACTTGGTACGAAGTTGACTATCTTGCACAAGATGTTATTATGGATGATGTACAGGTTACACCAAATACTGAATCTGGTGTAGTTCCTCCTGCTGGATTAAGACTTAGAAAAGTTCCAAGAAGATTTATTACTAGAATCACAAGAGATTTAAGAACACAATTAGTATTTGGCTCTGGATTGGGTGATGCTGACGTAGATGTTACCTTAGATTCTAGACAAATAGCAAACGCTCAGTATGGTACAAATATTAAAAATATTTTAGGGAACGTAGCAATTAATAATGTTAACTTCCTAAACAGTAATGCGTTCGGAGTAGCTCCGGCGAACACCACATTAACTGTAAATTATTTGACCGGTGGTGGTGTAAGTACAAACACTCCATCAAACACTTTGGTTAATATTTCTAATTTAATTATCAAAAACGACACCACATCATATACTAGTGGACAATCTTCCACATTTACCACAGCATTACGTTCACTTACGATTAATAATACAGAACCAGCTGTAGGTGGTGGTGACGGGGAAACTACAGACGAAATCAAACAAAATGCGTTGGGATATTTCAACGCACAGAATCGTGTAGTAACTGCCGAAGATTACACAATTCGTGCATACTCATTACCGAGTAAGTATGGTACGGT